TGATGCTCATCAAACGCCCTGGGCCCCCCACTATCGCTAGTGAGCCATGCGTTTTACGCCCCAACTCTGTAGGGCCATAAATCCGATCGCCAGAGAAAACCCGTTACTCCGATACTCCAATAGATGGGTAGACATCGTCCCTACCCAGTGGAGAACCTAGAGCAGGAACGCAGCAAGTTGCATTCCTAAATCCACTACAGGTTTAAAGGATGCTGCCGTTTTACAGGCAGAATTCCAGAGATTTTCCAACTGCCGCACGAATCCCTCCTCTGCTATACTCGAATCATCACGACAAGACACCGGAGGTATATCAGTAATCAAATCCTCCGCAGCAGCCATCATCAAGGGTTGATAAGCCGGTGACCTCTGCGCCAATGAAGGAATCAAGGTAGCTGGAACACCAGGACCAGGCGTACATTCATAGTGAGTTATATAATCTATCTCAACTAATGTAGTGCCGGTTGTGGTTACCTCTCCTTCTATGGCAACAAGCAAGCTATATATCCCAAATGACGACTCTGTGTTATCAGTGCCGGTCCGATTTGCATATGTTGGTGGTTGCCCAGAATTTGTCAACCCCCATGCAGTGTTTATATCCCTAAACTCATATTGTTCAGGCCCATATCCAGTGAACAGTGCAATGATTTGATCTCCTTCTAGCGCAGATACAGGATATCGTCGGTAACCGGGGTACGTGAGCATTTGTTGAATACCAGCAGGAAGAGCAGCCTGCCAGCAATTCTGAATGCCCGCGCCTGCACTTGTTAACGCGCTATAAACAGAGTCCATTGGCACTGGACACACATGAATGGTGCCCTGAACATTAGAGAAACTTTGGGTCGCAGTAATGCGAATACCACCCGCAACCATTCTCGCTTGGCTGAACAATGGGCGAATTGCGGCAAGATCAGTAACCACAATATCACTCGCTCCAGTAGCCATGCCATTACCTGGGCCAAAGGCATTTAAGGCACCTGAAGTCGTTGAATAAACAATATTGTTCGGCCAATAGAAAGTATTGCTTGAAGAAATGGCATTTACACAAATACATGAGGGATCAGGTCGAAACAAGGCAACAGCAATGCCAGGATCAACAGTGCGACCAACCATATTTAAATCGGTGAACTGACCGGTTGATGGTGTAGTCAACAAGAACAGATCCGTTCCTGTGAAAGTGCCCGTTAACCCGCGACATGCATCCGAAATCTTAATACCTCGGGCTTCAGCACACCAAGGATCTGTGATGGCTAAAACATAGTCAGGTATATCAGCACGGATTGTGGCAGCAGTTCGCTTACCACGAGCTTGCTTGGGTTTCCGACCTTTCACTGGATTAACAGGGGAAAAGGGGTCTAAGAATTCGTAATTTGCAGTAGGTTTGAACATCTCTAATGCTACATTACGGTTCGCTGGATTTGCAGCTTTTTGTGGGTGAAGGACCACCGCACTCGTGGATTTAGATTTAACACGTCTCTTACGAGCACGTCTGCGTTTCTGTCCAGGAGTTGTCATCAGTGTGTATGATAGAATTCACGGCCTATGGTCCACCATCGGGGATCAGGCCTAGAATAAGTGGGTACGAACATATTACGTTCAAGAGAAATTTGCTCATCAGGTGGCACACCAAAAGCAAAATAAAAAGAAACTCGTGTTGCATCATTTATGGGGGAAGAACGACGATCCATTCCATCACCCCACATCAGCAATCCCCGAGGTAAGGTTGGATGTACCAATGGATTGTCACACAGGATCATACTCCTATATAAAGCATCAAAAACAGGAATACCACCCATCCATGACAAACCCGCCAAACCAACCGCAGTGCACCACCGTTTGAACGTCTTCTCATTATCAAGGGGTAACAAGGAAACCACATCTTTTGACCATGCATTTGGGAAATTTCTCACCATCGTATAATGTGATCCATCGAAGACAGGGTGCATCTGGCAAAATTCAACCTCTTCCAAGGTATACACCGGATCTTCAACAACAATGTTAAAGCCCAGAGCGTTAAAGAACCCTTTAAAAGAGGCCGTATACAAGCCAAGATCCTCCGCCTCCATAATGACGTATGAGTCATCTCCCATATCAAGCACGGAACATTTAAAGGATGGTCGGATTTGCTTAAGGAAAGCGATGTATGTATATAATAGGCCTGACATCACTAAACAGCCAATGAGCGCTGTATCCATATCTCCAGAAGTCAATCCATAGTCAACATCATAGATACACATACCATTGTTGGCGTGACCGACGCCATGAGTGCTCCTCTTATAATTGAACAAAGAGCGAAACTCTGCACGTCGGTTCTTAGGAACTAGTTCAACAAAGAGCGAACCACACCAACTCATGCATGCTTGATGGACATGTTGATCAAATCGAGACGCATCCGATCCCACTCCAACGGGCTTCCGATACTTACCCCACTTCTTCGCCACTATTCGCCCCAACTGTGAAGCATTATAACCCTTCATCACAGTGGGCTCCCCGAAAGCTCTATCAATCGCACCATAGATAACTTTTTCCATTGGCTTCACGAAGCGGCCATAACGAACATGGAAACGTGGAGTTCGAGGTTGAATGACTCTAGGTGCCGGGTCCTCCTTCCGATGGAAGGGCAACTTCTCCGCTTTAACAAACACCTGAATCACAGCATCTTTATATGTTAACGGTTCGTTCTTGAAAGACTCCAGAGCATTGGCATAGGTGCTACGTTGTTTCCCTTTGTAGGAGTTGACGAATTCATCACTGCTTAAGGGTAGAACGATTGGACACCTTTTGACAACCTGAGTCCGAAAATCACGCATTATATACCGAAACATTTGTGGATGGGGCTGCCTTGGTCGCGCCCAAACCCCGGGTGTGTCCTGACAGAGCAACACACGCTCCAATATTCCACGAGCTAACGTTTCCACGTCCGAATTGTGTGCCCCCCAAGAAGCATAGGGGCCCACAGACCTTAATCCAAACAATTTTCTCGGACGAATGGGGTCGGACCTAATGACACAACGGAGTCGAGCATCTACCAAAGAGGACTTGGTTGATACTCCGTTTACTGTCACTAGGCCCCCTCATTCATCCGACCGAAACGGTTCCGGGATGACATTTCCAGAATCATCAGTAAAGAGCTCAGTGATTCTGGCATCTCGGACAGCAACCTCCTTCGACATCATAAACTTCCTAGCATATATCTCATCATCGTCCGGCACAAACACATATGCAACAATCAATGGAGCATTGCGACTTATGTGTTGTGGACGCATCTCCCGCTTCTGCAGCTCCCGCACAACCCACCTCCTGACCATGTCATAATTCGCCTTCGTACGAGCAGGTAAACCGAACTGTGCCTTAGCGGTCCTAGCAACATGTCCGGTGTAGTGCCGATTCGGGCGAAAAGTGACAGGCAGGGGGTCCTCAACCCTCCTCGGTTCCTGGACGCCATTGGCCCGCGCGATAGGCGGAAGGCGCGGGTCCGTAACCACTAAATCCGCAACGCTCACAAACCTGGATGCTGTAGTCTGATCCTGGTTCGTCAACGGATTCTGGCTCATCCACCATTTGACATGCTGGGCAATCATCCGCACAAGTCCAATCAACCCAACCGGTGGCAAAATAATGCACGCTGACAGGATAGTGACCACGGATTTCCAGGTGATCTTGCGTGGCTGAATAGACCTCCACCACACCCGACACGCTAGGGATCCTGCGTGCAGTCCAATGATCGCCCCAGATACTGTGCACCACCCTTTCAGGAGTCGAGACCAAGCCCCCCATCGCCGTAAGAAGAGAAAAAGGGAGGAAAATAGCAGCGGACGCTGGGATCCTGATGGGATTAAATCCGCTCGACACGATCGTAGAGCGTCCCGGAAGTACGATATAATGCGCGTTACCTGCTCTTCCCCAATAATGAGGCCTGTGTAAGGCACTATCGACGTCAGAGGCATTTGAGTCAGATGAGGAATCTGACAAAGGTTCAGGGGACATATAACAAATTTGATGACCGAGGAAGTTGACTCGGGGTAGAAAGTTGCGTTTTGATAGTCACCAGTTATATAGGATATACCTATTATCCAGCTGCA